AGATTCATAAATCACCTTATCATCTGAAAACTCTTTCTGAATATTTTTAATAAGAGTAGAATTTTTCTCTCCAAATTTCTGATTAGCTGCCTTATCTTTAAATTCAATCAATTTATATAGAGTTGATTCAAACTGCTGTAGTTGAATAGATTCGAGCTGAGCATTCATCACTTTTTTCTGACCAGCTAATTCATCCCCATGCCGCGTGTATTCCTTTCTTGCCAACTCAAGCTCTTCTATTTGAGCTTTAAAGGTTTTGTTCTGCATGACGAGGGTGATGATCAAACCAGCAAACGCCAACCCAGAAAAGAGTGACGACAAGACACCGAAGCTATCGCCAAGCGTTGCGGCTTTACTAACGCTCCATTCGCTTATTGGCCAAGACACATAGACGAGAAAGCCTAGGTAACCCAAAACGCAGACCAGAACAAACCCAATAGATAAAAAAATGATGCCCTTAAAAGATTCTTTGGAGGTTTCTTCAGGCTCAGATGTAGAGGTTTGATTTGTTTCTATTGTCATTGATTCTTCCTTGATGGGAGATTGTGATATGTTTGATGATATCACCTATTTACACATTCCAAGCACTTAAGGACAAGACTAATGACACAACCTAGCGATGCATATGAACTGCCAGAAGACCTATTTGGCCGTGAAGCCATAGCCGAGAAAATAAAAGGTCTATTGGAAAGTGACCTTGATTTGTCGCCATTTGTCATTGATGGTGAATGGGGTGTTGGTAAAACGACATTTTGTCGCAGATTAATAAAACAATTTGATAGCTCAAAAAAACTAAATTGCGTTTATATCGATGCTTTCAGAGCTGACCATGTGGATGATCCACTTGTGAGTATTATTTCCGAAATTGGCAAGATGGTCGTTAAAAAAGGAGGAAAAAGAAAGCTAGATTCCTTCATATCGAGCGCTAAACCCTTTTTACGAACTGCGACAAAAACAGTTGCAAAAGCCGCTGTATCTATTGCTCTTAAACAAAGTACAGATGACATTGCAGAAGGTTATGATAAAGAAGTAGAAGCCTTGGCTGGTGCTAGTATTGATGCTTCTATTGATCTTGTGATAAGGGATAAAATCAACGCTGAAAAAAACCTAGATACACTTCATGAAGCACTTAAAGAAGTTACTAAGGAAAAGGAACTTGTCATCCTTATCGATGAGCTTGATCGTTGCCGTGCCACCTTTGCTATAGACATGCTCGAAACAATAAAACACGCATTTTCTATTTCAAGGGTAAAAATTGTTATTGTTGCGAATGCATCACACCTAGAAACCTCATTCAGGCACCGATATGGTAGTAATAATGACACGAAGAGTTATTTTGAGAAATTTCACAACTACAAATACTCACTTCCTTTAGAAATGGAAAACATCGGTTACAACAATATTGAAAGAATAACTAGCAATTCATATAAACACTTGCTGCGCCTAATCAAGGAAAGTAAATTACCCATAGAATATTCATCGAGCCAATTTAAATCAGGAATAGAAGGGTTAATTAAAAACACATCACTATCATTAAGAGAGATAGAACAAATTTATAAAAGAGTAGAGATAATATTCCAACTAAAAACTGACCATGATTCATTTTCAACAAGTATAGAAAGCTTCATATCTTTAATTTCTATCTACTTGATTATAAAGTCACCATCCACACTATTAAATGAAAAAAGCAAAATCAACATTACTCTTGGTTTGGAAGGATTTACACATAACGATTACAATAATGGTGTAAACAACACATTTAATGCGTTTATATTTATATTAAATGATGACAAAAGCCTATATGATGATCCAAGATACATTGAAAAATCACGCCACGCTTTAAACCTCTTTGGTTATGGAGCTGATATAAATTATACCTTAGAAAATATAAGATTGATTTTTAAAGACATAAAAGAAACGCTAAGAATGTTATAGAGACAATTTCAGGCCTAGAGTGACCTTATAACTCGTTCTACACAACCTCACTAGCCACCACAACACACCGATACCCTGCTTTGCCATCGCCTCGTGCGGTGACTTTGTCGATGGACCAGTTTCCTTTCATTTCGGGTGGGAAGGTGTCGTTTAGGGTGAGGAGTCCTTCGGCGACGAGGTTTGGGACGCAAATTGCGTCCTTGTTAACTAGTGTATTTATGATAAGAAAAGGTGGAAAACCGAAGGCACTCCAACACCTGAACAGAATAAAAAGATTCGAACAATTGTTTGATTTCTTTCTGGTGCGAGTTTAGAGCCATAAGATGATCCGATTAATACCGAAGCCACAATTACAACAAACACTAATGACAACAATTTAATATGCCATACAATAGCTAAAGTATAGCCAAGAGCTACGAACCAAAACACAATTAGCATTAGGTCTATTAACGCACTATCTCCAGTTTTTATTTCCCTACCATTCGATTCTGCAACTACTCTGTTACCAACACCAAAAATCACGCCGATAATAAACATCAAGATTAAGGTGACCGAAAAATGTGTTTTATCATCCATGGTTGATATTCCCATACTTATCTAACATCGAATCAATTGGGGTCAGATGAACAATTAATCTATTTTTCAACTACCCCCAAAATTCACAGTATCTTCTGAATCTATTGGGGTCAGATGAGAATTAAAACTTTCATCCGATCCAAAAGAATAAGTTCTTCTAGAATAACTTATTACAGCCCAATAATTATAAGCCACGTTCTTTTATTATTTTAGCCAATTTTAAACCCTTAGAAAATTCTGTTTTATAGCTTTCATTACGACCAATGGCTAAAGAGAATTCAATTGGATTAATATCTTTCAGTTGTTCCGCGTACTTAACCACAAGATACATATTCACACCGTCTTTATTTTTTTCTAAAGCTGCTTTAGTAACTTCATTTTTTATATAGTTTAATAGCTCATCTTGATTCATAAAAACCCCAAACAACAGAAACTTTCAAAAAGCCACACGAATCTAAGCGGTCATTGGGGTCAGATGAAAATTAAGCTATTTTTCATCTGACCCTAAATTCACAAATTCACAAATTCACAAATTCACAAATTCAATAAACATTAAAAAAAGTACTACCACAAATCCAAACACAACAAAACCTATAATATTATCAAGAACATATTTTTTCTTTGTAAATCGCGTAACAACGGTGTCATCGCTATTTCGAACACTTGAAACTAAATTTCCTTTTGGCTTAACTTCATTATTTCCTTCTGCTGGATTATGAAGCAAACCCTCAACATGTACTTCAGTACTAGTTTCTAACTCATCAAAACCTTTTTGACGAAGAATTATAATTTTTAATTCTTTTTTGGCTTCTTCAGGAGTCAAATCAATTAGATGGCGAGTTAATTTCATTATTTCATACTCTGCTAATTGAATACCGTGTGCTTCCAGGTATTTTTCGATCCTCTGTCTAGATATTTCAGGTCTCATTTCAAATTAGGTCCGACTTGTATCTATTGGGGTCAGATGAACAATTAATCTATTTTCATCTGACCCAAAAAGCCTTAAAACTGTTTAATCACAGAGATGCGAACGTTTTGAGAAACAAAGCTGGATTCATAATCAATATCATCAGCAGCCCCATCTTTATCAATATCCCCAGAACCGTCGAGAATATCGGAGTAATGGCTATAAACATAATCACCACGAACCACCCAGCTATCGGAAACAGCGTAGTCAGCACCAATAGTTGCAGAGAGCCCTACTGACGTTTGTGTATCTTTAAATTCATAATCTATACCCGACCCGACAGTATCAGTATAGCGATGTGTTGTCTTGAAGCGTGCTACTGTTGGACCAGCAGAGGCATAAAGTAAAAAATCACCGTTTATGTACCCTATTTTAGGCCGAATACTAAAGGCAAAACCTGATTCTACCGTTGTTTTTGTTGTGAAAGTTTTAGTCGGAAAACTATCATAGACTACATTGCTAGCCGTCTCGGACATGGTAGACGCTGGGCTCGTAAGGTCCGCCTCAACACCATAAACAAGATTACCTGATCTAATGTTATACCCCACCAATAATGAACCAGCCACGCCACTGTCTTCAACTTTACGCTGTAGAATAGGGTTAATCTGTTCTTTATCTGAACGACTATTGTTTATAGAGAAATACCCAGCATGCTCAATTGCCGTATCAGGGCTAGCTGTGCCCGACAAAATACCTAAAGACAGACCGGCATAAAGACCTTCCCATTGTGATTCCGAGTTGTTGCCGGATTCCGCGAAAACCGTCGCATTACCACATCCAATGACAACCATACTAACGATAGATTTTTTCAACATACCATTCATGCTACTTTTTCCTTAACTACAAAAAATATTATTTGGGCAAAATACTGTAAAGACTCATTGAAACAAAAATCTATTGGGGTCAGATGAAAAATCATTATATTTTTCATCTGACCCCAAATTAATTCTTTCAAATCTAAACTTCTTGAATCAGATACGGAGTGCTGTTAAATATTCTTGCACTTCAATGCTTCGCCAGTTACTGATGCCCCATCAAACCAATGAATATCATTATTTATTATAAAGAATTCATTGCCACCAACAGCCGCGGTTTCATTCAATGCTTTTTGTAAAGCAGAGCCTGATTTATTGGGCCCTAAATTCACTTCTACTGAGATTAACTTTATAAATTCGCAGCGTTCAGATCTTTGGTCACCAGAAAAAACTCTAACCTTTTCGCCCTCCTTTGTAAGGTTGTTAGCACAACCAACGAGTAGAAAAGTTAAAATGACTATTTGAATAATTTTCATTCGATGTTCCTGAAGACACTTAATATATGAATCTATTGGAGTAAGATGAAAAATTAATCTATTTTTCATCTTACCCTAAGTTCTGATAAATTCTCTTACTTGTAACGCTCCATTTCTTCACCTTCGTAACTAACTAAATCTATAGTTAAAACAAGTATTTTTTTACGAATAAATAGAGAACTGATTTTATCAAACAACCAGAATATATTATTAAATAGCGGGCTAGGAAATGAATAAAGAATACCTCTATTCACTCGTGTTTGTTTGTTTCTAGACTCTATACCAGCCGCCATCGATGGGGGTAATTTTCTATTATTACATATTTTTGTTATTTCAGAGGAAATCGTTTTCCATGCACTATCCGTTTTTATCTCTTTACCGATGCAACCTTTAGCCAATTTTAAAACTATAGCCTCGAAACTATCACGACATACTTCTCCATTTTTTGCGATACCGAATGACCATGACTTACTTGAGTTATTAAACCCACCATAATATGCAAAAGGTACACTCTCTTTCGAAACAGAAAGGTTTTTAGCTAAAGGGTCAGAGCTACGTGAAGTTTCATACAGATCAAACTCAGGCCAGTCCTCAAGTAACTTAAGTTCCTTACTTGTCGAATTACATCTATTTTTACTAACCTTCCCTATAGGAACGATTGGATTGTCCTCTGTAGCCAATTTAGCCTGAATGACAAGTGAACGATGGGAGTGCTGATAAAACTCCGGTTTAGCTTTATTACCATATGCATTTGTATGCCGATATTGAATAAATAAATCACCAATCTCAGTTTTATTAGCAATGACGTTACCATTTAAGTCTTTTTGTTGCTTAACGAAAGAAGCAAGTGGAATTTTATCGATCCATTGAAAATCTACGTAAATTCTTTCAAAATATCGATCAGTATTCTGTAAATTTAACTCACTACTCAATTGTGACGAAATAGCATTGCCTAATTTTTCATCGAAAAGTTTGTATAAAGATGAAAGTTCACCATACTTTTTATTTTTATATAGAGAACGTAAAACCGTTTGAATTAAACTCATATTGATATGTATTCCATTATTACTACACACATAAATACATTTGGGGTCAGATGAACAATTAATCTATTTTTCATCTGACCCCAAATTCCCGTGATGGTGTTCACTTGGCCTCGTTTGGTAAATCTATTGGGGTCAGATGAAAAACCTAAAACCCCTTTTTTTCATAATATAAACCTTTTGATGAAAATGGCCTAAAACACCCAAAACACCTTATCAACCAATTGACTTATTAAATTTTATATATTTAGTAAAATCAAAATCCTCACCAAAAACCTTTAAACATCTATTTTTTATCAACAGATGATCTCTTTTTGCAATTCTTCTGTCATAGGTTTGAGAGTTATTTTCAACTTTCATCATAAAATCTATTAAACTTTCATCATCATATTCATTTATAAAACTTTTTATTGCATCAACAAATCTTGTATCAGCAGTATCATAATCAATACTAGCTGAATAATATGAGTTGAACACAAATTTACTTAGCTTATCCCATTCCAAGGAATCTGAAATCTCTTTAATTGCTAAAATATCATCATCGCTTAAAACTAATGAAGAATCACTTTCAATCCACTTAATTAAATCTATATGATGTTGTTTAATAGAGTCTTTAAGAAAATGACAAACACACCTTGCTACGTTATCATTTTCGCAAACATGTTTTATCAACAATTTCGCACCACCGTCTAAAAGTTCATAAACAAAACTTTTTAGAGATAAAAAATAAACCAAAAATACAATAGGTTCACCTGATTTAGCGATATTTGAATAATAATCTTTGTCTTCCTTAATATCATGAATGATAGCATCTTTTGAGTGATCAAATATAACTTCTAATGTCCAGAAGTTTATATTTCGATTCTCTTTGCAGAGATCATCTTCCAATAAAAAAACCATTTTCCAAAGAGAGCGAAAAAAACTAACTTCAACGTTAACATCTATTCTAGAAAGGTACTTACTTTCTAAGTATGTCTTTAACTTATCCTTACTAATCAGTATGTCTGAGGCACTAGCAATGTCGTTTATAAACTCATGAAATACATTTTTAGTGTATATGGGAGGTTTTATTAATACACCATCTAAAGTATTTCTTATTAATGCACGAACAGTTTCTCGATTTGGACGATGCAACTCATAACCTTCTGTTAATACAGGATGAGCAGACAAATGTCTTTGACGCTGAAGAATCATTAGGTTTTCATAATCTGAAATATTTAATATAGAAGTCTTTTCTTTAACTAAATCCACTAATTTTGTTTCCCAATCAGGAGAACGCGGATTATTTTTTTGTATTTTTTCAACCTCTTCTAAAATAGATTTAGCGATTGGATCAGAATACATATCAAGCATAAACTTAATTTTAAATAATAAATCACAGACAGCAACAGACCAAAGCATGACTACAGATGACCTGTAGCTTCCATCTTTATAAGAAGACACAACTTCAGTAAAATATTCTTTTGTTTTTTTGTTATATATTTTTTCATGCTTTGATTCGATCGAATACTCGTCCATTAACTCATCCTTTTTATGAAATTATTCTTTTTATCATACTAAAGATCCTCCCCAATCAATACTAGAAAAACCTTACAAACCATTGATAATTCTCAAGCCTAACTCCCTCTCTTATCCGTCAAGCTCCCATCCGTCCATGTTGCCCATCATGCCTTGCGCAAATTAAGCCTTGAGTCTTTTATCACTTGGTCGATCTTTTGTTGATCATATCTTGGATTGCCTATTGGTGTTAGCTGTCTAATACACTTGATCCCATAGTGCCTTTAATTTCACCAAGCCTTTGCCCGTTATCACTGTAGTGATTGATTGTTTTAAGCCTTGCTCTGGGTGATGAAAGTTACTGAGCTTCACGTTCAACAGGCCGGATTCTATTTTCTCTTGATACGGCTCGTTTCTTCTTGTGATCCATTTATGTGCTCTTAGAAAATCAAACAGCCTACGTTGGCCTGTGCCTATGGTTTTAGCGGCTTCCGATACACTGATGGCATCCTGCGCCATTTGCACCTGCTCGGTGAATTTAACCTTGGGGGCGGCCTCTTCTATTTGATGTATCAGGGCTTGTTTCTCTGTTTCGAGTTTTAGGCGCTGTTCTTCCGATTCCAGTGCCATTTTTAGCACGTCCATTTTGCTTAAGTCGGAAGGTTGGCCAAGCGTGTATGAGCCTTTCTTACGGATCGATGGCAATACCTCCCCTACGACCCATTCCTCAAAGGCTTCGGCTTCTGGCATTTTTGAGCGCATGACCAGTCGATAAACGTCTCGTTCTGGGATGAATTGTACATGTCGAACCTGACCTCCCATTTTGGTAGGACAGGTCTGCACCGCTTTACAATGCAAATTTACAGCTTTTGATTGATTAGAATAGCCCAGTACATCAGCTACGTCTTTTGCTAGAAACCACGGTTCGCCATGATTTTCTATTACGCGCACTTGGGTAGAATGGAAGTTAAATTGGGTGATGTTCATTGTATGGTCTCCGCTACACCATTTATTTGGTGATCATTGGGTTGTTCTGCTCTTCCTTGCGTTTGTTAACTCGTTAGTTTGTCGGTCTAGGTTGCTTGTTGGTGTTCGGTGACTTTGTTTGTGGAACGGTTGTTTTTTAGGAACCTGATCTATCCCCCGTTATTGATAATTGAAGGCCTGCCCCACTTAGGGCCCAGTTCAGTGTTTTCGCACGCCATTGGCCGTCTTCACGGTCGCCAAATGACGATAAATTCATTTTACTTTCTGCGACTAGGGGCATTATTTCTGGCGTGGCGGGTAAGGCGAGCTGAACGGTATCTGAATCCGCTCTTACTTTGTTGAATCGGGCTTCAGCTGCTTTTTCGGCTTCTTCTCTGGTTGGGTATGGGTAGACGATGTTGAACACGGGGTCGCCATCACCCAATTGCAATGACGTCGGCAGTCCTGTTTCTATATTCATATAGCTGGCCACAACTGAACCCGCTTTCCCCCGTGAAGCAAAGCGAAACTGATACGTGGATATCTGGCTTGGGTCTAAACTAATTTGCTTTAGCTCTTTTCCCGATGCGGATTTCCCTTCACCTTCTTTTATGAATAAAAGGTAGCCGCCTGCGGGTTTAGCGATGGCGCCAAACCGCGTTGCGAGCCTAGTAAGCAGGCTCATATCGCTTTCATTCACCTGATCGATATGATCAATGGCAATAGAAGACAAGGAATCGCTGACACGGGCAGTCAAGCCATGGGCGCTGGCGACATCGGCCACTACGCTGCCGATCGTTACAGCATCCCAGCTTTTTGTTTTTTGCGACTGAAGCACGCCACTTTGCTTACGAGTGTCCATGGGCGACGCACTGGCCGTGATCGAAATCACTCTAGGCGGGGCAGACACCGATACTTCATCCACCACGTACTGGCCTTTGTCTACCAAGCTGGAACCAAAGCCCAAACCAAGCCGAAGCACGGCGCCTTCTAATGGTGTCGGTAATGTGTCTGACACCAAGTCTATGACCAATCTGTCTGACTCTGTGCCGGCGTTATCGGTTAATCGCAAAGACGATAAATACGGTGCCAGTTTGCTGGTGATGTCTTTGTCGCCCTCGGTAAGAGAAAAGCCCGGATCATAACCTAATCCCATAATGACGCCTCTGACTCTTCTTTGGGGAGCTCTATATCTGGCAGTACAATGTCTACACCAGCATGATAAACCCCGCCTAATTCAGACAAGCCAGAATTGGCATTTAACACTTGGATAACGGCTTGCTCGGTGCCGTAATGCGAATAACAAATGTCATCCAATACATCGCCATCCCGAGTCCTATATATTGTCGCCATAAAAAGCTAACTCCATCTGATAAGACTGTAAGCGTGGTGATCCACCCCGCACAAAACGAGTCCCTACTTCTTGCAGGCTCTTTATGACCCAATACCCTAAAACATCACCATCGCCGCTGACCATTAGCTTTGGCTCCATTTCATTGCCCATTTCGGCGAGTGTCTGCACCTGCTTGGTACCCACGGACAATAATGACGGAGCGACTTGCCCTGTCAATGAGATAGAATCGGACGCTTTACCCACGCACTGAAAGGCGTCCGATCGACCGATAAGAGGCTGATTCACCCAGTGCCATTCCCATTTCTTGGTAAGCTGGTCATACGCCGCAGAACTGATCTGAAACTTAAAACCACCCAGTGACATCAATACACCGGCCATTAGCTCACCTCCGGTAAATCATAAAGCGCGCCGTTTCTACTGCCGCCCAGTTTTTCATGCACGGCTCGTGCAATGTCTTGTGGTGATTGACCCGGTGCCGCATTGATTTGGATGTCACCAACCGATTGGTGAACGGTGGTACCACGAGACCCCATATCCGCACGAGACACGGCGTTTGCACCACGAGAGCCCTGCATGGCTGAGCGAGCATTGGATCTAGACGCTGAACGAGTCGGTCCTGCTGGCATCGGGACCACGTTTTGAGGCACTTGAACAACACTTTGAGCGTCGTCATCGCCCCAAAATTTAAGTTTGCCAATCCACCCCGTGACCTTTGTGACCGCGCCAACAATGTAATCGATTCTTGATTTAACGGTGTCGACGATGCCATCAAAAAGACCACCAAAGAAGCCGGTAATTGGCTCCCAGTTATTAATAATCATCCCAAGGGGAGACCAATCAAAAATAGTCTTTAGCACTCCAAATGTGGCGGGGAATTCGGTTTTAAACCACGCCAGCTTTTCAGAAAACCACGCTGTCACTTTGTCCCAGTTTTGATAAAGCAAGATGCCAGCGGTGATCAACAGGCCTACGGCGGCGGCAACGGCTCCGATCGGGTTTGCCGCCATGACAATATTAAACCCCGCCATTACTGTTCGGCCTGCACCTAACATTTTGATCATGCTGTAACCGCTCGTTACCATGCCGCTGATACCGACGATCATTTTTCCCGCAATCAACCCTGCAACCACGGCGCCAACCGTCTGCCAACCTCCAAACGATTGCACGACTGAATTAACAGAACTGCCGACGTTGTATAGGCCAACAGCCAGGTCTTTTGATGCGGTGATAATGGTTTTGATACCGGCTACAATTTCGGTTTTATTTTCACGAACAAAACCAGCGACCGTGTCGCCAAGAGACTGGATTCCCCCCGCCATTTCACCGCCAAGAATCCCTGATATTTCTTGCCATCCAGACGTCACGACACTTTTTAAATTCTTGAATGATCGTCCATAGGCCGTTGCACCCGCTGCCCCTTCATCCGTCAGTAGATTGAATCGTCTTTGCTCCTCGAGCAGCTCGTTCATTGCCTTGCCAGAGTTACGGATATACATGGCGATTTTATTGCCTTCGCCACCAAATAATTGGTCAGCCAGTGACGCGGCTTGTTGCTTGTCGGACACTTTTTCAATGCGCCCCATGATAAATTCAAACTGATCTGCCGCGCTCATGCCGTCCAGCATGGATTGCTCTAAACCGAGTGCGCCGAAAACATCTGACACAGACGATTGCTCGCCCAGCACTTTGAATTCACCAAATTTATTCGATAGTTCTTCGATCAAGTCGCCAACATGCTCGCCATCCAACCCCGCTTGAGCCGCCACGCCAGACCATGCTTTAAACCGATCAATGCCCATGTCGTAGCTTTTGGCCAGACCGACCATTTTGGCGGTATGCTGGTTGGTCAGCGTCATCACTCCGCCAACAGCGGCTGTAATCCCCCATAACGCGCCAGTAGCGTACGCCGCACCCACGCCGATTTTGCGAAAAGTCGAGCCAAGCTTGCCTGCATTTTCTAGCCCACCGGCCTCTTTTCTGGCCGCTTTAAGCGACTGAGAAACATCGTCCATTTCGGTGGCTAGCTGATCGGCGTCTTTGATGTTGTCTTTGAGCTTTTTTGATTCGTCACCAAATTGTTTTTGTGCTCGATGTGCCGACTTTATTTCGGCTGTTATTTTGTCGCGGGCATTGCGCTCACCTTCCAGTGTGCGTACTAACTCTTCGCGTCGTGCATTTAGCTTGGCGACTTCTGCGACGTCGGTGGTATTTTCACGGGTTTCATCAAGCCGTTTCAACGCGCGGACCTGAGTGTTAATTGTGCGTGTCAGCGCTTCTCGCTGTGCTACTTGCTTTTGGGAAGTCGCTACGCTCGCCGCGTTTTCTTTTTCTATAGACGCCAGCTGAGCCGCTGCTTTTTCCGATCGCTTTATTGAACGAGTCAGATTGTTTTGCTCTCGCTCCAAATCTTTTACAGATCGAGTCGCTTGCCCCATTGTCTTTTCAAACGTTGAGCCGATTTTTTGAAAAGAGCTATCGACCGCACCACCGATCCTGACGACTGTCTTTAACTGTTGGCCAATCATTTGCCCTCCTTAGTTGGGAGCAACTCTAAGAAGTCAAAAAAAGCCGCCACTGGCAGCTCTAGCATTTCACCGATAGACCATCCCGTATGGCTGGCCAGTACGATCATTCCTCTTTGGACGTCTCGCTCGTCAAGCTGTCCGTCTTGCGAAAACCCACAACCACCTTCTGCAGCGCATCGTAGTCGAGCATGTCCATTTCCTGAAGCACGGCGTCTTCTTCACCCGTTAGCAATGACATCATGGTCATTTCACGGTCTTCGTCTGTTTCTTTTTTCGAGGCGATTAGGTTGTCTCGAACCTTTGGACGACGCACGACCAGCTGTTCGACTTTTCGACCATCAATCTCAAAAGAGCAATTTAATTTCAACACTTTAGCGCCCGTTGGGTATGCCATTTATTTTCTCCTGACAAATAAAAAGGCCGCAATCGCGGCCCATTTGGAATGAATACAGTAATCAGTGCAGAGCGAGTTAGCCCAGTTTCATTAGTGCACGAGCCGCTTCCAAAGCGTCTACGCCACCAAGCGATCGCACATGGTTAACAGGGTCAATTTCAAGTAAAACAACACCTGAACGAGACACTTTGTAATAATCCAGTTTCATTGTGCATTTTTGATTTTTGCCACTCTGAGAGCCTGTATCCAAGGTGTCGCGTTCGATCTTAGTGATCATGCCGCCTAACTCTTCAACCAGCTCATAGGAGCCACCACTGCGATCTGTGTAAGTGCTTCGAACAGACACAGTGCGCGACTTACCTTGCACCAAGCCGAAAAGCGCCAGCGTCGCCACATCAACACCCGAAATAGACCAAGTTGCTTCCATTGCGGCCATACCAACATCAATCGGAACAGGCATATCCATATCGCCAGCCTGATAATCTTCAGACAGCACCTCAATCACTGGCGGAACGTATTCGACCGCATTACCTGCCTTGCCGATACCATCTACCCAGATGGCCCAGCGTTTTAATAAATTATCACCAGCCATTAGCCGAATACCTCTTCAAGATAGTCTTTGTTCAATCGTGAACGGAAGATAATATGTTCGGCTGGATACGGCGGAACAAAATCAAAATCGAAATACACGACACCTTTTGCGATCGTCTCCGGCGTATTAATGTCCGGATCAGCCCAACACTCGCCACCAATAATGGCGCCTAGTGCTTTGAGTTCACGTAAATACGCATTTACCCCATTCACCACGTCATCCACATAGGTTTTCGTGATGTTCAAATCCACCGCCCACAAATGGCCACGCTGAACAGAATCGTTGATTAGATCTGCTGTTCGTCGAGTCTGTTCAAATGTCCATTTTGGGTCGATCGAACAGGTTCTGTTTCCCCAGTAACGATAGCCACCTTCGTTGATCACTGTGCTGACTTTGTTTTCATTCAGCATATTGGCGGTGGTATTTGGATCGTCTAGCGCCCAATCGACCGCCTGATAAGTGCCGACAATGCCGTAAATTTCTTTATTAGATTTTGACCACCAAAAGCCTTTTTCGCTGTCGATTCGAGCGCGCAAGCCTGCTGCACGGCCAGAAAGCGGACGGGCTACATTCTTCTGCAAATCGGTATCGAACACTTTCACCCAGGGCCAAGACAATTCGCAACGCTCACCGTAATTTCTGGCGCGCTTCATGGCATCCGTGTAACTGGCCGTCATTGCGCAATCAAGATAGGCAATGGCTTTTAATCGCTTCGCCTTCGCATTCATCTCAGCGGCAACACCGTCGAACTGGGAGAACTCTGGCGCGATCAAAATACGAGGCTGATAACCAACCTCTGTTTTGGCCGCAAGCCATGATTCCATACCAAGAATGACACTGGCTTGAGTTTCCGCTGTATCAGTACCTTTCGTCACTCGTACAACAATCACCAGTGCACCGGTTTGGTCTAAAATGTCATCCAGTGCGTTTGCCAATGTTCCTTCAGAGCCAAGGTTATCGATCGCTTTACGACTGCCTGCAACGACCACTGGCGTATTAAGCGGAAATGGCTCATCTTCACCATTCTCCAAATACACCTCTGTGACTGGCGTCATGGGTTCATCACCATCGCCCAAAGCAACCGCAGACACCAAGGTATGACTAGACAACGCGAGCACTAGATCAGCGGGCGTTGTTGTGATCGCTCCAGTTTCATCCGTCGCCAAGCTGACCATGATTTTATTGGCACTGGTTTGGACATTGATATTCGAATCAACCTCGTTCGGATTAACCAATTCAATGCGGATGGCATTTCCTTCGGTGCCAGCCACTTTAGCGGTCAAAGTAACGCCATCACTCAATATTGCTGAGCCGAGCGTCAATGTCGCCGCCACTGCTGACGCCGAAAGCGGCGCAGTACCAACCAGCCCGATCACCGCCGATCGCACCGTTTGAATGGGGCGCGAACCGCCATCGATCTCGATAACCTCCACACCATGTAAAAAAGTCGTTCCAGCCATCTGGTCACCTTTTAGATATTAAAAAGCCCAGCGGGATGCCAGGCTTCAGACATAAAAAAACCGCTTTCGCGGCTCGTGTTCTTTGTTTCAAACTTTAAGGCGCTTCAGGCCACTCGATAACAGAAGGGAACCCCTCTTGCTCAGTTATATCTCGTAGTAATTGCGCGTATTCATCTAACGCTACAATTGAGTCCGTTGTATCTAAACCCAATCGCACTTCACTTACATAACGCTCATAGCGCCACGACAAACCAGAAATCAAAGAATCACGCTTTGCACGAACTATCCCTGACTCTTTCTCCAAAAACTCGGATTCAGTAAACTCTGGTGCAATAGAACCACCATCACTAACCCATTTTTCTATAGAAATACGATGGGCATTACTAAAATCATCAGGAACAAAAGACACACCATTCACTC